AGTAAAGTCTTGGCACAAGACTCCAGTTGTTGTTGGTATCGACCCTGCTCGTAAGACAGACAGCACCGTTGTAACTGTTGTTTGGGTCGACTGGGATAGGCCTGATGAGTTTGGGTATTTTGACCATCGCATTCTCAATTGGCTTGAAATGCAGGGAGATGACTGGGAAGAGCAGTATTATCAAATTGTTAACTTCCTTGAGAACTATGACGTACTTGCAGTTGGCGTAGACGCTAACGGTGTAGGTGATGCTGTTGCACAAAGACTAAAACTTCTTTTGCCTAGAGCAGAAGTTATATCTTTGACATCAAGCCCATCCGAGCAGTCAAAACGTTGGAAACACCTACAGGCTTTAATCCAACGTAAAATGATTTCATGGCCTTCTCATGCAAAGACAAGGCGCCTAAGAACGTGGAAGCGGTTCTACCAACAGATGGTAGATGCAGAGGTGCAATACAAAGGTCCTAATTTTCTTGTAGCCGCCCCTGACGAATCCTACGCTCATGACGACTTTGTGGACTCCTTGTCTATCGCTTGCTCCCTTACTCAGGACCTCGTTATGCCAGAAATTGTTGCATCAAGTAATCCTTTCTTTGGTTAAGCCACACAAACTACTTAAAAGGGTGGAAACTATTACCAGGTATACCTAAACCTAGAAACAAGGAGTCTCCAATGGCTATTTCTCCAGCACCTCGCTTTCCAGAGCGTGCACCTAATCTCTACGAGCGCAAGATGGGCGACAACCCAGTTCGTCGTGGACCACTACGCTTTGAAGAAGGCGTAGCAACTGATACTGATGTTCCAAACGATTTCGTAAAAGGAATGCAGCAGGGCGCAGCAGTTGCTCCAGGTCGTCCAAACCGCAATGCACCTGTATGGCAGAAGCCTGCTGCTGAGACACTCTCAGAGCGTGCACATGTTGGTTCGGCTGCATGGATTGAAGCACCAACAATGCTCGGCGAGTTTGCTCACGGCACATACACAGACCGTGCAGAACAGATGATTGAAACCGTTGTTCGTTCAGGCGGACGTCAACAGCGCCAAGCACCAACAGTCGTAAACGACTAGTTATTTAGACAACCTGAACCCGCCTATACGGTAGTGTATGGGCGGGAACAAGGTGCATTCGGAGGAGTTCAGTGAGAAAACCTGCTAATTTAAAATTGTATGCGATGTTTATCGCACAGGCCAAAGCAAAATATTCTACATGGCCTAATCCTGGTGCTAGTGCTTGGGTTGCAAAAAAATATCAACAAGCAGGTGGTCAGTACGTAGAAACAACAGAAGAAGACCGTCGTCGCAAAATGGCACAGAAGAAACAACAACACGAACAAGAAAACAAACGCAATATTAAAAAAGAAGTTTCAAAAAAAGAAACACAAAAATCCGAAAAGGATAAAGGCAAGAAGTAATGTCATTTCTTGATTTCACGCCACCGTCATACCGCGCAGCGTCATCCGACCTTACCATTTCTATTTCACCACTTGGTCTTGTAGAACTTGCTGATGAAGAATTTGAGGTTCACGGTCCTCGATTAAACCGTTACTCTCTAAACTGGGCAATGTATTTAGGGCATCACTGGGGTTATCGTCGTGAACAAGGCGAAATGCAAATTGCAGTGAACTATTATCGTGCGTTTAATGACTACCTTGCAAGATTTGTTTTTGGTCGCGGTGTTCACTTTCGTTCGCCAAAAGCAACTGAGGCCATTATTCCAGACCGTTTAGAGCGTATCTGGGACGTAGATAACGACAAGATGCGTGTCTTACTTGAAATGGGACAACAAGGCGGCATTACAGGCGATGTGTTTGTTAAAGTAGCATACGAAGAGCCATGGACAGATTCTGCTGGAAGGTTCCATCCTGGACGTGTTCGCATTCTGCCAATGAACTCCTCATTTTGTTTTCCTGAGTTTCACCCACATGATAGGACTCGTCTACTTCGCTTTAAACAGAAGTATCGTTTTTGGGGAACTTCTCTAGAGGGTACCCGTCAAGTGTTTACTTACACTGAAATTTTAACTGATGACGTAATTGAAGAGTACATCAATGATGAACTCATCGATTCACGTCCAAATCCACTTGGACTTATTCCAGTGGTACATATTCCTAACGTTCCTGTTTCAGGTTCACCCTGGGGTCTCTCGGACGCACATGACATCATCACTATCAACCGTGCATATAACGAAATCAGCACCGATGTCGCAGACATCATTAACTATCACGCTTCTCCTGTGACAGTTATCGTTGGTGCTAAAGCCTCTAACCTTGAGAAAGGTGCAAAGAAAGTTTGGGGAGGTCTTCCAAAAGACGCCCAAGTATTCAACCTTGAAGGTGGTGCACAAGGAATTGATGGCGCATTAAAATACCTTGAGTTGTTGAAACGCTCAATGCACGAAATGATGAATATTCCTGAGACTGCGCTTGGACAAGTTCAACCAATCTCAAACACATCAGGTGTTGCTCTGTCTATTCAGTATCAACCACTGATGAACCGCTACTCACAAAAGGTAGCGCAGTATGGTAAGGGCCTTGAGCGAATCAATGAACTTGCACTTCGCACCCTTGTCATCAAAGAACCGCAAACATTCTTGTACAACCCAGATGAGGACGGCCCAATCAAGGCAGGTCAACTAGACCGATTAGACCCTAATGACCCAATCTCGTACATGAACTACGTACAGTTCCCACCTCCTCTTCCTCTAGACAAACTTATTGTGCTTAATGAAATTCAAACCAAACTTGGTATGGGCCTTGAGTCAAAGGAAGGCGCTCTTCGTACTCTAGGAGAGGAATTCCCTGAAGAGAAACTACAAGAAATTCGCCGTGAACTTATGGAAGATGCCAAGGCGGACGGTGCGTTATCCCTTATTCGAGTTCAAATACAGAAGCAAATTCAAGATTTAACAGGAATGATGCCTGGACCTGATGGCGCAAACGCAGTCCCACTAGCACCAACGCAGTTAGGGGATGGGGATGTTATGGGTGACGGTATTGAAGGCGCTCCAACCCCAGAAAAGGTTGAAGACCCCGCTGTTCAAGAAGCAAAGATGATTGAGGACCAAGCAGAAGCAGGCATTAGAAATGACTTGCTTACTCAAGCCTATGGAACCAAGATTCCACAACGACGAACGGTAGATAAAGAGTAGATTTCCAATCTGTAAAAAGTTTGGAATATAACGAGACAATTGCGTACAAATGTAATGCAATTATCTCATAACAACCAAGGGCTACGCCGAAAGGCATACGGACAACTACACAAGAAAGATAAGTGAATACTGCTATGGATAACCAAGTAGATATGACAGATGCAAATCTGTCTGCAGTTAATTTAACAATGAGTAGTCAGGCTGAAACCCAGACTGCAAATTCGTCATTTACTGCTTACACAGCCGATGATATTGCAAAGGCTCGTGAGCAAGAAAAGGCAAAGTTGTATCCACAACTTGAAAAGATGAAAGAAGAACTCTCGTCCCTTAAGAAAGAACGTGAGGAAGCGGAAACTCGTGAAGCAGAACGTCAAACACGTATTGCTGAAGAGGAAAACCGTGCAGCACAGTTGAAGAAGGAACAGGAAGAAAACGAACTGTCCTTTAAAGACCTTCTCAAAAAGAAGGAGCAAGAATTCCATTCTCAACTAGAGAATGAACGTCTTGAAAGAGAACGTGCTATTGCACTCTTAGACCAAGAGCGCAAATTCCAAGAGTTGATGAATTATCGTCAATCTCGATTGGAACAGGAACGAAATAACATCATTCCTGAACTTATCGATTTAATTGAAGGTGATTCACCAGATGCAATTGAGCAGAGCATCGCAACTTTAGTAGAAAAGTCTGCTCGAATTCTCGATTCCGCTCAACAGGCTATGCAGTCTGCACGAGCACAAATGGCAGGACCTCGCGTAACAGCACCTGCCGCAGGACCCCTCGACACCAATTCGGACACACAATCGTTAACTCCTGATTCAATCAGGGATATGTCATTGGCAGACTATGCGAAACAAAGAGCCAAATTACTTGGCAATGCAGCAAACAATCGTGGTCAGGGACTGTTCGGTTAACCCAAACATCTATCTAGAAAGGACTTGACCTAAATGGCAAGTGCAATTACAGGTACTGGTCAACTCGCCAGCGCCCCTACCGCTTATTCAGGCTCTAACTCATCTCTGAATCAAGCAATCCAGACAATCTGGTCCAAGGAAATCTTGTTCCAGGCAATGCCAATTCTTCGTTTTGAACAGTTTGCTGTTAAGAAGACTGAACTAGGAGTTGCTCCTGGTCTTCGTGTGAACTTCCTTCGTTACAAGAACTTCGCAGTAGACCCATCTCCTCTAACAGAAGGTGTTCGTATGACAACGAGCGCTCTTACTGCAGAGCAGATTGCAATTACAGTTGCAGAACATGGCTACGCAGTAGCAGTTTCTGAACTTCTTCTAAACGCATCCTTCGATGACGTAATGGCTTCTGCTTCACGTCTTCTTGGCCGTCACATGGCACAATACCTAGATATTCAGGCACGTAACACACTTTCTGCAGCAACTTCTGCAGTGTTCGGTTACGACCGCTCTGCACTTCAGGGTGTCAACGACTGGTATAACGAAGGAACTGCTGCAACACAGTTCTCAGACCTAGACGGCAACTTCAAGTTGACTACAGGTGCTGTTAAGGACGCTGCTCTTACTCTTGCTGGTAAGAACATCCCTCGCTTAGGTGAGACATACGTACAGTTCGTACACCCAAAGCAGTCACGTGACATTCGTTCGAACCCAGAGTTCATCGAAGTTACAAAGTACGCTGCTCCAGGTAACTTCATGCTCGGTGAAATCGGTCGTCTATACGACGTAGTATTCATCGAAACAACACAGGTTAAGAAGTTGGCAGTTAACGCTGCATACACAACTTCTACTGATGTTGCTGTTCCTGCTTCTGCTGCAACTGTTCCAGTTAAGGCAAACACTGCCCCTGGTTCAGGTGGAAACCCAGAGTCTGCAGATTTCACTGCAGAAAAGGGTTACCTAACAACAGCAACTGGTAACGGTGCTGAAGTTTACGAATCAATCATGATTGGTGACAACGCATTTGGTCACGCAATCTCTCTCCCAGTTGAACTTCGTGATGGTGGTGTTCTTGACTTCGGTCGCGAGCACGCTCTTGCTTGGTACGCAATTTGGGGTCTAGGTGTAATCACAGACCAGGCTATCGTCAAGGTCTACACCAACTAGTAGTTAGTAGTACCGTCTGGGGGCCATACTCCTTCTTTGGCCCCCAGACACAACAACCCATATACTTAGGAGAACAAACACCGTGGCAAATAAAGCAACAAGTCCATTGGATGCAACAGGAGTTGCAGCCGAAAGAGCAGCAAAGCAAAACGCTGCAGAACTAAAGAAGCGTCAAGAAGAAATTTCGACCGCTAATCAGTTAGAGGCAGAGAGCCTAGAACGAGACGTATTCGACCCAAAGAAACCTGATGCCCCACTCGTATTAGACGAGATTGAGGATGTTGGAGTCTCAGTGTCGAATGAATACGTAATCATTCGAACAGTAACCGACATCGATGATATGACATTCGGTGTGGTTAATGGAACTCCTCAAAGTTACTCATTTAAAGCAGGAGCCAAGTACCGTGTTCCACGACACCTTGCGGATTACTTAGAGCAACTGGGTTACATTTGGCGGCCTAACTAAGCCGTCGCTAGTAGTCCGACCCTCAACTGGTTCCCGCCCTCCTCCCAGTTGGGGGTTGGACCTTTTTGTGCTGAATAAAAGGCAATTACAAGAGAGAATTGTTACACTTAGTTTTTGGAGGTTATGTGGCTACACTCTCAGTACTGGCTGACAGACTGCGTTATGAAATTGGCGACATTCCTAAGTCTTTTGTGTACTCATTTACCGCAGATGGAACTACTAATCGGTTTCTAGTTCCGTACTCACCTCTTGATGGCGCTAACTTAGTAATCACCCAAGATAACGTTAATGTGTCAGATGACGTTGAGGTCGAAGAGGCTACAGGCTACATAGTATTTGACACTACGCCTGCAGAAGGTGACGTAATTATCGTTGCTGGTAACTACTTTAAATACTTTACCTCTAGAGAAGTTGAACACTATATTTCTACTGCTTTTGCAGAACACTCTTTAAATCACACAGACTCGTACGGGCGCACGATGACGATTACCAATCTTCCTGGAGTTGAAGAGTATCCAGTGGTTGTACATGCATCGGTATTAGCGCTTTATGCATTAGCAAATGATGCAGCATTTGACATCAACGTATTTGCACCAGATGGTGTAACTATTCCACGTTCTGAACGTTATCAACAATTAATGCAGATGGCTCAGGCTCGTCAAGCACAATACCGCGAATTGTGTTCACAACTTGGAATTGGTTTGTACAAAATTGATGTGTTCAGTCTACGTCGAATTTCTAAAACTACAAATCGTTATGTGCCAATCTTTCAACCAATGGAAATTGATGATAGGTCTACTCCACTTCGTGTATACGTTCCAATCCCAACATACGGAGGAACACAACCAGAAGTTACAGCGATTGTTCAAGACCTCTACATTTATGAAGGCGACGATTACACCTGGAATATCGTATTTGACTTTGAACTTGACACATATACTGCAACCTCTGAGATTAGACGGATGCCAGGAAGTTCAGCGCTAATAACCTCCTTCGCAGTTACAAAGCCAGATGTAGGCACAGGAGACGGAGCGGGGATTCGTACTCTACAGTTGGACCTCAACGAACAGCAGACTAGGCTTCTTCCAAATATGTGCTATTACGACATTCAAATGGTTGATGCAAATGGCGTTACAAAGACATACGTAACAGGTAAAATTTTTGTAACTAAAGAGGTGACTATTCCATGAGCCAATATGTAAGACCAGGGGCTAACTCAACGACGTATGTAAACGACGTCATTAGCATAACCACTCCTTCAGGAACCGTATCTTACGGAACCCCAGGAACCTCAGCAGAAGTAGTACTTCCAGACCTTGCCTACGCTCACACGCAGGGTACTTCTAGCGCTACTTGGACAATAAATCATAATCTTGACTTCTATCCTAACGTTACAATTTTAGATTCAGCAGGTACAATCGTCGAGGGCGAAATTTCTTACACCACTCGGAATCAAGTTGTTCTAACCTTTTCAGCCGCATTTAGCGGAAAAGCCTACCTGTCTTAAGGAGACCCTGAGTGGCACGCAAATACTTAACCCCTATTGATTTAACTAAGTTAGAACTTCAGAATGCTCGAATTCAGAACTTAGCAACTGCGCCATCCACACCAGTAGTTGGTCAAATTTACTTTGATACTGTTCTTGGGTTTCTCCGTGTTTGGAACGGAAGTGCATGGGTCAGCACAAGCGCTGGTGCGCAAGGTACCCAGGGTACACAGGGCGCTACTGGCGATACGGGTGCACAGGGTGCACAAGGAACGGCAGGTGCACAGGGTCTTG